GCAACGGTTCGATGAATGCTTCTGTAGCTTACATCATGCGACGTGTCCAAGGTTTCGAACCCCAAGAAGCATACGACGGTCTTGGGATTTTCTGTGGCGATGACGGTCTGGTACCAGGTGTGACAATACAGACTGTCCAGGAGGTGTGTGACAATTTAGGATTAAAAGCTAAACCTGTCATCCGACAACGGAACATGTCGGTACATTTCTTGAGTAGAACATATTCGCCCAGCGTCTGGAACGGTCGACTTGACTCGATGTGTGATGTAAAGAGAGCAGCAATTAAATTACATCTCACCACAATTAAACAACGCGCACAATCGTACACCGCAGAGAAATTCTTTTCGTATTATCTGAACGACAAGAACACGCCAATTATCGGTGACATTGTGAGCGGTTATCTTAATCTGTACGGCTTAGAAAACGTCACGCGTGTGGCACAAGATGCAACATACTGGTCCACCCTGGGAGTCTTTTACCCCAATGGTAATGCAGACAAATGGATGGAAAACGAACTCGCTGATATTGAGGACGTTATTGCACACACGCGGGCCACTATTAAAGATTGGAAAATTGAAGACTACTTCAAACATCCACCTTTAGGTGAATTTTAGCGAAGCTGCCAGTTGCTTCAAGCGAAAAATTACCTCCTACAATATTGACTGAACTATATCATTGAATTACTACATGAACGAAGACACAATTATAAGCGCTTCATTTTCGTGTATTGGACTACTAATTTTGATCAAGAGAAAAATTAAAAGATGGCTAAGAAGAAGGCGTCGAGACGTTTCGGTGCATCACGTGCAACCAAGCTCCGAGCAGTACAGCAGCGAGCTAGCAACACCGCGCACTTGAAAGTACCCGAGTGCACTGCAAATTATGTTAGTGCGATCATCGACCCCGTTGGCTTCTATGGTTCCGGCGCTGATGTCTGTGTCCCAGATACAACAGTTATTCCTTCCACTAAACGATCTTATCGTATGCGTGGAACTTTTAACTCAGGGACATCAGGTTTTGGCTTTATCGAAGTAACACCTTATCGACCGGCAAACAACAACGTAGCTATCCGTCATACATCTTCCACTTCTGTGGGTTCTTTTAGTACCAATAAGAACACCTTTACCAACATAAACTCTCGTAACTTCAATGTTGACTGGAGCAACACCGATCTGACACAATATCGTGTTGTAGCCTGCGGCATTCGAGTAATCTATGAAGGGTCCGAGCTGAATAAAGGTGGGCTGTACGGCGCTTTTGCTAGTCCAAACAATAGTGACACTTCCGCCATGTCTATGGACGACATGGCTGAATTACCTGAATGGAGACAGGCGCGCATTGGTAACGCACCAATGGACGTTATTTGGCTCCCTGTGAATGCCACAGATTTCACTTATTCAGGTTCTGATGCAAGCGCCAGTCCGTACCCTATTACTGTCGTTGTCTCAGCTGCCACTGGTGACGCTCAACCCTACATCTACGAAGTTGTGTGGTACTATGAGCTGTCCGGTGGTATTACCCAAGGGAGAACACTATCACACGCTGATCCTATTGGCTTCCCAAAAGCACAACAGGTTGTTCAGCAACAACACGAATATGTCGACAAGCACGGACCTGCGCGACATAAGTCCGTGTGGAAAAAGTTTGCGGATGCTATCCAGGACACAACCCAGGTCGTTGGCGATGTAATTGGTGCTGTTAAAGCAGGTGCCAAGATCGCCGAGGGCATTGCTGGTGCTGGAATGAAAATCCTACCCTACTTTGGTCCACTGTTATAATACCCAAAATTTAAAAACAAATAAATAATCTTGCATCACTGCGTGTCTAGTCACCAGTGAAATAAAACGAAATTGTAATTCCCTAACCTGTCATGCCACAACATGTCTGTTACAACTGTCATGTTGTGAAGATGGTGTCCTTGAGTAGTTTCCTCAAGGCGCGAAAGTTAGCACCATAGCCTTAGTACAACCGGATATCGAAAGATCATCTGTTCTGTATCCATAGATAGTCAAAATAACTATCTATTACAGA